CTCGGCCGCCTTGCGAGCGACGGGCAGGGCCCGCACGATGCGGCGCGATGCAGCGGCCGGCAGCGCCGTCGGGGCGGGTGGTGCGATCGGCTCGGCGCGCGGCTCGTAGCCGATCTCGGCGCGGGCTTCGTTCTCGTCGATGATGCCGGCCTCGACGAGCGTCTTCAGGCGCAGCGCCTCGGCGTTCAGGTCGTCGGCGAGCGCGCGGACAGCATCGGTATTGAAGTCGACGACGATCGCGCTGTCCGACGTGAAGTCGGGCACGAGCTGGAGCGTGATCTCGCCGGCGATGAAACGCCAGAGCGGCAACAGCTTCGCCTCGGTGAACATCTCCCGAGCTTCGCGGACGTTCGAGAACGTCGAGCGGTCAAGCCCAGCCCCGAGCCCGGCGACGATCGCGGGGACGCCGAGCACCGCCGAGATCCGCTCCTCAGGCACGCGGTGCAGGGTTTTCATGTCCATTTGCTCGGGCGAGAAGCCGTGTTGGACCAGCTTGCCGCCGGGCGAGACGACCGCGACATCGCCGAGATTGTCGCCGCCATAGGCCGCTTTGATCCGTGCTTTGGCCTCGTCGGCCTCAGCCTGGGTCATCATCGGCGCACCCGCGTCGAACTCCAGCGAGAGCCCGTTCACAGCGAGGTTCGCGAGCAGCCGATCGGCGTAGCGTGTCGCCTGGTTATCCGAGCTGATCTCGCGAGCGAGCCGCTTGAGCGGAGCCAGGCCGAGCCGGTGGTCGCGGTCGTCGAGGCCGTAGCGGAAGTGGACGACATCCGATGGCGACAAGTCGAGGTAGTCGGTCGACGAGTACCAGTAGCGGTACGAGTCAATGAACGCCGTGCTGCCCTGCTCGGTGCGCGGCCCGATCCGCGACGGTGAGATCGGCCAGAGCTCGACGACGTTGCCGGTCTCCGGGTTGCCAGCCCTGAGCTTGCGCCAGTAGGCGTTGCCGTCGACGTGCAGGCAGGTCGCCAGGTACGCCAGGAGCGTATCCAGGCTGAAATGCGGGTTGGGGCGAGCGAGCAGACGCCCAAGCTCGGTATCCTCCTGCTCGATCCGCTCGCCAGGCGCCAGACGGTAGACGGACAATTCGGGCTCTGCGATCGCGCTCGCGATTGCTTGCAAGCACGCGAACACGGCCGAGTTGCCGCTCTCGCCGTAGGCGCCGTAGAGCAGATCGGTCGCTCCTGGCCCATGCACCAGCGTTCGCACCGTGAGCGCGGCGTTGAAGCCCTCGATCATGCCCGGCGGCTGCGACTTCCGCTCCGTCGCTGCCGGCAGCGCGTCCCAGCCGCGGCGCTTGCTCAGGCTCGTCGGCCCGATCCAGTCCCAGAGGCCCATACTGCCGGCTCCCCTCAGTAGACGTAGACGGCCCGCTGATCGCGCACCATCAAGTCGGTCAGCGCCCAGACCAGGCTATCCAGTCGATTCGGACTCCGCCCGGACTCCGGCGTCCACGACGTCAGCTCGTCTTCAAGCTCAGGATACACCGCGCAATGCGAGACCTTGCCCTGCTCGTAGAGCTGCGCAACGGGCGCCGCTCGGACGGCCTTGCCACGGCTGGCATGCACGGCCTTGTAGACGACCGTGACGCCCATGTCGCGGGCGGCGTTCGTGATGACGGCCTTGACCATGTCGCCGCCGTAGTTCGCCTCGCCAACGATAGCGTCCGCCTTGAAGTCGGCGTACGCCTGGACGGCTCGACGGCCCCAGCCGTCCGGCGAGAGCTTGCAGGTCCGATCGGCGAGGACGTAGCCTCTACCGTCCGGGCCGACGCCAGCAGCGACGATGCCCTGCTCGTCGTTCTCGGGGTCCGATCCTCCGGACGGGTCGACGGCGACGACGCAGCGCACGAGGTCCTGGGGGACCGGTCGTCGGTCCTGGAGCATCTCATACGTCCAGAGCGCGCCGAGGACCTCGTCGAGCAGCAGGCCCCGCATCTCCTGCTCGCCCAGCCGAGTCCCGCCATAGCGCGCCTGCAAGCGTGCACGCACCAGTTCCGCGAGGTGCGGGTTATCGTGCGTCGTCGCTCGGGTCACCGCGCAGGCCGGGTCAGCTAACAGCGCCTTGATAAGCGGTTTCGGCTTCGGCGTCGTCGCCGCGACGACTCGTGGGTGCGGGCCGATCCGTAAGCCGAACTGCAGGTGGTCCCAGCACTGATCGAGGAAGCGCCAGGCCGCCAATTCCTCGGCGTACGCCAGGCACCGATTCCCGCCAGCCCGCAGCCGCTCGACGTCCTCCGGCGTTGACGCGCCGAACAGCTTGGCCTCAGCCCCCCCGGGCCAGCGGACGAAGGTGCCGCCGGCGGTCTGGACGGAACGGACGGAAGGGTTGTGCGCACGGATGCCGGACGGGCCGTTCACGCACGCCTCAAGGGCGTCGCCGAACGTCGGCGCGATGATCGCGACCCGATGCCCGCCCGGTAGGCCCGGCAGGCAGGCCGGACCGCGCACATGCTGGTCGGTGAAGTAGGCCGCCGCCGCCGTCTTGCCGCTTCCACGGCCGGCCAGCAGCAGCCAGGTGTCCCAGTCGCCCGCCGGCGGCGTCTGGTGCGGCAGCGGCTCCCAGGCCGTGCCCTGCGTGGTCTGGCCCAGCGCAGCGTGAGCGGCGACCTGCATGGCCTCCCACTCGGCGCCGGCGAGCGGGAGCGCGTCGAGCATGGCGGAGCTGTAGCGCGGCATCAGATCTGCGCTCCGCTCGCGAGCACCACCGTACGACCGACGGCCTCAAAGTGCCACGCCCCGAACGAGTCGCGGTGCGCGCGCCAGTTCGTCGCGATCACCACGACCATACCTGCCGAATACGGAGCGAGCAGCGCCTCGCTCCGTGCCTCGTCTGACTTCCAGTCGCGGCGGCCGCCAAGAAACGGGCACTGCCGCATGGCACGTTCAGCGCACAGCGGATGCATCCACGGGTCCGCGAAGCACGTACGGCCATCGTCTGGCCCGATGAACGCGACCGGGCCGCGCCGTATCCGATCGCCGCACACACCGCACCGACGCCGCGTCGCGCACGCCTCCACATGGGACGGGTCAAGCACCTTGAAGTCGACCGGCATCCGCGTAGCATCGACCATGAACGGCACAACACGGTCGCTCACCGCTCCGCTCCGCTCTCGCCCGCGACGATCTCGGCTGCGCGCTTGACGAGCCAGTCAGGATCGGCGCCCGTAGCTGCTGCGACCCGTTCGGCTGTACGGCGAATCTCGATCTCCAGACGGTCGACGCGGCCCCACTCGGCATGGCGCCGGCGTTCGAGCCACCATGCGGACGCCTGCCACGCTCCAGCTTGCGACGCCTGCGCGATCCGGGCGACGTGCGAGACCTCGGCGGACGCCTCCGCGCTTTTAACGGCGTCCGCAAAGTCCGCATATCGCTTGATCCAGCGCGCGAGCGTGTCCTCCGAGATCCCGCCGTACGCGGCCGACGCTCGGCGCGTGTTGCCGGCGCCGAGCGCGTCGACGATCCGCTTGACCGTCTCCGGCGTGTAGGCTAAGCGTCCCGGCCGTGCCATCAGGACCTCGCCGGCTGGAGGATCTGATCGCGGATGACGGCTGCCACGTGCGACATCATGACGGGCGGCACGGCGTTGCCCAGCCGCGCCCACTGCTCGGCGTACGACCCGCAGAGCTCGAAGTCATCGGGGAACGCGCAGATCCGCCTGAGCTCGGCAATCGTGAACTTCCGCCGCTCGACGGGCGGCGCGATGTCGTTGCCAGGACTGCCAATGGTGACAGTCGGTGATGGCCGCTCCGGATCGACGATGGTCAGTCCGTCTACGGACTGACCATCGAAGGCTGGCAGGCGAGACGCCGGCAGGAGACGGACATCCTGCTCGATCCAATGTGTGCCGACCGAATCGGCCAGGACCGTCGGCGATGGAACGTCCGAACACTCACCATCGTGACCATAGACCCCCCGCCGATCACGGTACGCGCGCTGCTCGACGACGACGCTCCGGCCGGCACGGACCGTGCCGGCCGGAGCGTCTAGTCCGCCCTGATAGGCGTGCGCCTGACCGTCGCCGGTGAGCGCCACCTCGACGAGCTCGAGCCCTTGATGATTCGTCGCCGCGTTGTAGGCAAGCTGCGCCGACACGGTCGGACTCGGCACGTCGGCAGGATGCCAATCAGGCCCGTACTTTCCGGCCGTCACCCACGGCAGCGCATCGCGGACGGAATAGCGGTACGGCAGCGGCGTCGGGAAGGACGGCGTGCGGTCGAGGTCCTCGCGGACGCCGACGAAGATAATCCGCTGCCGCGTTTGCGGGACGCCGAGCCACTGCGCGTCGAGGAGCCGCGCCTGGACGACGTAGCCGCACGCCTTGAGCGCCCGGAGGATCTCCTTGAAATACCCCTTCGCGGTGCCCTTGACCAGGCCCGAGACGTTCTCGGCCACGAAGACGCGCGGACGCAGCCCGTCGACCAGTCGGACGTACTCGAAGAACAGGTCGTCGGCCCGCTGGCGATGGTCGCCGTACTCGCGCACGGTGCCCCAGGTCTTGTGTCGCTTGCCGGCCGTCGAGAACGGCTGACACGGCGGCGAGCCGTCGAGCAGGTCGAGCGCGCCGGCCTCGAGCCCGGTCGCGGCGAGGATCTCGTCAGCCGTGACGGTACGGATGTCCCTGGTATCGAGGATGGTGTCGGGCGCGTTCGCGCGGTAGCTCTCGGCCGCGATCGGCACGAACTCCGATGCCCAGACGACGCGATAGCCGGCCATCCTGTACCCCAGGCAGGAGCCGCCGGCGCCGGCGAACGTCGACGCGACCGTGAGTCCGTTCCACGGAAGCGCCGCGATCTCGGCCATGCTCGGCACGCGATATGGCGGCTTCTCGGTCACGACGTCGTGCCCGACCATTCATACCCGCACTTCGGACAGTGATGCTCAGTCTCGATGTCCTCGCCGAATTCGCGGAATTCTTCGGGCGGCGCGACCTCGGGCGGCAGCGTCAGACCGTGCTGCTCCGCGATAAACTGCACGACGCGACGGACGGCATCATCGTGCGTCGTCACGACGCCGAGCAGCTCGCGGAGCGCGGCGCCGTCCGTATCCGCGAGCGCGCCGAGCGGGTCAAACGTCGCTAAGATCAGCCGTTCTTCCGACTCGTCGAGGTCGACGTAGACGACCGGGACCGTCGGCTCGGCTTTAGCTACCGCGAGCTCGGCTCTCAAATGCCCGTCCAGGATCAGTCCCGTGCGCTCGTTGACGATCACCGACTGGACGACGCCGACCTCAGAGAGCACGCCCGAGAGCGCGTCGGCTTGCATGCGGCCGTGGCGTCGCACGTTGAGCGGGTGCGCGACGAGATCCGACGGCGGCACGTCCGCGTGTCGCGTGATCCGGTTGCGCCAGGCTGTCGGTGGCGTCTCAGCGCTCATGGTCGCTCCACTCCGAGTCATCCGTAGCTCCGTCGCAGCAGTGTAGGCGCACACGCCACAGCGAGCACGCGGTCTACCGTCTCCTGATCGTTTTCCCACGGCCAGTACCCCGCCGCGATGAGCAGCCGGCACGTAGCAGCGTGGTCAAGCTCCAGCGCTTCGGCGAGCACGTGCACCGTCGCCCGCCTGGGATGGGTCGCTCCGGCCTCCAGCTTGTTCACGCAGGCCGGGTCAAGGCCCGCTCGGATGGACAACTCCGTCTGCGAGATGCCGCCCGGGCTATCCCATCGCGCCCGGCCGATCGGACTCCGCACCCGCGCCACCTTGGCCTGCCGCAGCCGACGCAGCATCGCTCCAAACGATGTCGTCTGCGAAGCTGACGATAGTCCCGGAGCTGTGCGATCGTCGCTCATGTTCGGACCCCCGGCGGCTGCGGCCAGCATGGCAGCGTAAGCGTTACGTGGGTGCGGTCCACCGTCGGCCGGCCGGGTAGCGCGTCGAACGGGAGCCCCAGCCAGAGCATGGGAGCGCCGCACAGGATGCACGTCATGGTGAAGTTGACTGCCCAGGCGGTGACCGGGCCGTCGTTGACGTCGTAGTCGCGGATCAGCTCGGCCCTGGCCGTCCAGTGCTCGTGAACGCACTCGGCCGATACCACTGCCGCTGGCGTCGTCATCGGAGCTCCTTGCTGCACGGCCGGCAGAGTCCTTTCTTCGTGTAGGCCTCCACCCGGCACCAGTCGCACCGGCGCCAGACGAAGCCCTCCTCACGAAGGCGGACGCTCTCGTCGCTGGTGTAGGGGCCCGTGGACAGGATCTCGTGCGTTGACCGGCTCACAGCGATACCCCACTGAGCCTGAGCGCCAGCTTCGCGTTGTCGTCCGGCAGGGTGCGCTCAGGGTCGACGTCCGACTCTTTGCCCGACGTCCGCTCGGCCCAGCCGTTCTCCCTCGCCGGCCAGGTGATCCAGCCCAGATCGTCGAATCGGGCGA